AAGGGGTTCCCTTTTTTTATGCCTAAAATAATAATATTATAAATAGTATAAAGCAGAAAAGGAAATGCGACAACATTTCCTTTCCCTAAACACTATTAATTAAAAGAGGTAATTAATCATGTCTATTACTATATATCAAGTAGAGCAATTCCTTGAACAGTGTGCATTTAAACCACCAATTCCAACAGAGGAAGAATCTGCATTGTGGTTTGATCCTAACTATATTCCACTTACGTTATTAGAGGCCAAAGAAGGTGCATCAAAAAAATGCATTGGAATGTTTGGCGAAGCCAATGGAATGTATGGCAAAACAATAAGCGATAAACAAAAGAAAGCCGTTGGGAATAGCGCTAAGGAAAGGTTTACAGGTATACCTAAGTGGTACAAAACATATACGCCTGTAATGGTAGGTAAAGATAACCCACGAGCCAAATCAATAAGTGGCGATGGTGTAATGTATGATTGTATTGCTGATTGTCAAAAAGCTCTTGGCTTTAAAAACCATAATGCAATAAGATATAGATTGAATCACCCTAAGTGGGTTAATTGGTTTTATGTATAAATAAGGTGTATATGGCAACACTAACTAATAACATTAATTACCTACAACCTACTTCGTTCAAGATTAGTCTTGATCGGAAGAACTATCCTAACTTGGAATTCTTCTGTCAGAGTATTACGCATCCAGGCATGTTGTTAAACTCTGTTGAAGTACCATTTAGAAAAATTGCAGGTATTCCATTTGCTGGTGATAAAATAACATTCAATGAACTTACTGCAAATATTATTCTAGATGAAGATATGTCTTCTTATGAAGAGATGTATAAATGGATTCGTAGATTGTTGGATACCCCGGCAACGTCAGCATTGAATAGATCGGCTAATAACCCACCGACGTATGCTGATATTACACTGCATATGTTATCAAGTGCAAATAATGTTACAAAGCAAATTCGTTATTTGGATTGTGTACCTACATCATTAGGCGACATTCAATTGGAATCAACTGGAAGCGGTAGCGAGTTTATTTCCTTTGCTGCTTCATTCAGATTTTCATACTTTGAATTAATGAATATAAATAAAACAACAGGTGAAATCACCGAATCATTTACAGTATCAACTACATTATAATTGAAATGGAACTATATTATGTTAGAATTACAAGACATTCTAAGCGAGTGGTCGACTGACTGCGAAATCAATGATATGCGTTTAGATGAGGCTTCACGAGTCTCACCTAAGCTACACGCAAAATATCTAACCCTCTCATCTAATTACAAGTTAATGCTTAAGCGTTCAGAGTTTAAGCAAAAAGAACTACTTAAGGACAAGTGGTTATACTATAACGGTAAGTTATCGTCAGAGGAAATCAAAGAAAAGAATTGGGCATTAGATCCATTTAATGGCTTGAAAGTCTTAAAAGGCGAGATGGATTATTATTATGATTCAGATCCAGACATACAACGGTCAGAAGAGAAAATCCAATATTATAAGACTGTTATAGATACTTTACATGAAATCATAGAGAACATTAAGTGGCGACACCAGACAGTCAAAAATATTATTGAATGGAAGAAATTCCAAGCAGGAAGTTAATGGAAAAAATAGCAATCTGGAAAATAAATCACGCTACCATGGGGTTACAATGTGATCAGGGAATCGGCCAAGAGTTAAATGAGCATTTTTCGTTCTTTGTTCCTGGTTATAAATTTATGCCAGCGTTTAAGAATAAAGTATGGGATGGTAAAATTCGTCTCTATAATGCTCGGACTGGTACATTACCTGGCGGGTTGTTTTACCACTTACTCAAATTCTGTGAACAGCGCGAATACGAATTAGATCAACATGCAAGTGACTATGGCGCTCCGGAGTCAAGCAACAAAGTATCGCCAGTTGATATTATGGATTACGTCCAGGGTCTTAATCTACCGTTTCCAATTAGAGATTACCAATTTGACGCAGTGTGTAATGCCATTCATAAAAAGAAAGGCGTATTAGTATCGCCTACAGGCTCTGGTAAATCGTTAATCATCTATACATTGCTTCGTTGGTTTATTGCTAACTCGGATAAAAGGGTTTTGGTCATTGTGCCAACCACGTCATTAGTAGAGCAAATGTATGGTGACTTCAACGATTATGCAACTAATGATCTGTTTGATTCAAAAAATGAAGTGCACCGAATTTACTCTGGTAAAGATAAGAATGCAGATGCAAAGGTGTATGTATCAACATGGCAATCGATTTATAAATTTCCATTAGATTGGTTTTCACAATTTGGTGCTGTCTTTGGTGATGAGTGTCATGGGTTTAAATCTAAATCGCTTACCACAATTATGGAAAAGTGCACTGAAGCTGAATATAGATTTGGTACAACAGGTACGCTTGACGGCTCACTAACACATGAATTGGTCTTACAAGGTCTTTTTGGAAGAGTGTTTAAGGTCACCACGACTCGTGCGTTGCAAGATAATGATACCCTTGCTAAATTGGCAATCACGCGGCTTGTGTTAAATTATAGCAACACTACCAGAGAAGCATGTAATGGTTTGACATATCAAGATGAGATTGATTTTATAGTTACTAATGAGAAAAGAAATAATCTTATTAGAAACCTAGTAGTAGATCAAACCGGAAATACGCTTGTGCTGTTTCAGTATGTAGAGAAACATGGTAAGGTATTATATGATATAATAAGAACCAAGGCTCACGAAGATAGAAAAGTTTTCTTTGTGTCCGGTCAAACAGAAACTGCTGACAGGGAAGCAATCCGTAAGATCACTGAAAAACAAAGTGATGCAATTATTGTTGCATCGATGGGAACGTTTTCTACTGGTATAAATATTAGGAACTTACACAATATCGTATTTGCATCTCCATCAAAATCACAAATACGCGTATTGCAAAGTATTGGCCGCGGTTTAAGAAAAAGTGATGATGGCAGAGTCACAAAGCTTTTTGATATCACAGATGATTTATCCTATCATGCTAAAAAGAACTTTTGTTTGTTACATGCGTTTGAAAGACTCAAGATATATAAAGCAGAAGAGTTTGATTATAAAACTTATGAAATAAGTATTAATTAAAGATAATAAATAATGTCAGGATTTAATGATATGGAAGTAAAACAGTTCAAGCTTAGTAATAATGATGAAATCATTTGTTCTATTGTTTCCCATGACGCTCAAGGATATTTCATCACAGTAGATACATTTAAAATTATAAATGTAGAAGACGATAAACGCGGTTTAAAGTACTACTATTTTAGACCTTTTATGGTATTCCAAGAACAGTCAGAACAAAAAATTAATAGTTCTCATATTATTGCAGAAGGCATTCCAACAGCTGAAATGCTTGAACACTATGCAGAGGCAATTAAAGATGCATCATTGGCTGTAGAAAATAGAATAACAGTGTCTGAGGATGAGCTAGAATTAATGGAAAGTGAAGAATTGCATCTTGTTGCTAGTGGTACTAAGATTCATTAATAGGGTACTCCTTTCCCCTCCGGCGTTCATACTAGGATTATATCACGTTTTTGGATTCTTGTACATAACTATTTGCTATATTGAGAATAGTAAATAATAAACACTTTTAAGTGATATCATGTTATAATATATAATTGAAAGGAGTGATGGATGTCTAAAACAGAAAAACCACACTATGTAAAAAACAGCGAATTTTCTCTCGCTGTAGTTGAATACGTTACTGCAGCTAATAAAGCTGGTGAAGAAAACGTACAAGCGCCCGTTGTCACTAACTATATTGCCGAATGCTTTTTGCGTATCGCCGAAGGACTGTCTCACAAGTCAAATTTTATTCGGTATACGTACCGTGAAGAAATGGTAATGGATGCTGTCGAAAATTGTTTAAAGGCAATTCACAACTATAACTTAGAAGCAGCCACCCGGACAGGTAAACCAAATGCATTTGCGTATTTTACACAAATCACTTGGTACGCTTTTTTACGTCGAATTGCTAAGGAGAAAAAGCAGCAAGATATAAAGATGGCTTATTTAAGTAAAGTTGATTTAAGCGAACTATTTGGCACTGAAGATCTTGAAATCGGGGAACAAATCGTTGAATCCCTTCGTCAAAGAATTGAGCGTGTAAGAACTGCTGATGATCATTTTAAAGAAGTGATTAAAGAAGATAAAAAAGCACGCAAATCTCGCTCCCTTGATTCTGACTTAAGTGACTTTTTAGAATGAAAATTGCCTGGGAAGATTATTTAGATAAAGCGCACGACCTAATTAACAGTCGGTATCCTGTGCAATCTGATGATCCAATTGTTTTAGCCAAGATAATGTTTGAAAAACAAAAAGATATAAATATTAATGTCAATAACAAAGGTGCTAGTCACGATGCGGGAACATCTACTAGCTCTAGACATAAGGAGTAAACTTACATGTCCAGCAATAGTATATATACAACCGTAAAATCTCTAGTAGAATTCTACTCTACACGACCACAACCTTGGTTGGAATTTTCACCCATTATATCAGAATATCAAATATCTATTGATCCAATAGATGATGATGATGA